GCTGGGATCCTGCACATCCAGGGTAAAGGTCGCGGTCAAAGTAACCGGGTGTGCCGGATTTCCATCGTGCGTGGCTATGCTGTTTTGTTGCATGTTGTTTCCTCTTTCGTTTTGTAAAATACATTCTACCTGTTTACTAAGTATTTATGGCAGTCGCGTAATTTACCATTTAGGTAAGTGCATCCATCGCCTACGCGTCATACGCGCGCTCTTCGCGCCGCTCGCGATCCTCGAGCGCCATTTTTTTCTTCGCCGACTCAATACCGCGGCTTGTCTCAATCGCCCGCGCAATGTGCCGCGCCGCCGCCGGAGTCAACTGCACAAACTCCCCGCCCGGCCCTTCGAGCGTGAAGCAATGCTCATAATCCCCGCGCGACGGATACGGCCCCAGCGCCGCCACATTCCTGCCGCCAACAAATTCTGTCGTTGCAGCGTGCCAGCTCTCTGGCGATCCGTAACTCTCCGGCGGCATCCACCGCTCGATGTGCCAGCGATCATGCGGCAAATATTTCGGCTCCCGCCGCAACGCAACCACTTCGCGCAGCAGCCCGCCCGTCTGAGGATCGTGGTCCTCCCACTTCCCGCCAATCCAGTCCAGCCGCGACCAGCCCCAAACCGCCCGGTAATTCGCCTCGCCAAACCGGTTGTGTCCGCCGGCAAGCGCGAGCGCGCGTGCCACGTCGCCAGGCGTCTCATGCGTCTCTCGTAGTATGCGAATCATAGTTTTGGACGCAAAACAATCCACAGATAAACACTGATAAATGCTGATGAACACAGATGAAACCCTACGGATAGAAATGAATGCAAGGATTGAAATAGCTGAGAAAGAAAAAGCAAGAGCTTCGGGCGGAGTAAATCAGTTTATTTTCTTACCTGTTTGTTTCTGTTCTTATCTGTGTTTATCAGTTTTTATCAGTGTTCATCTGTGGTCCCATTTTCCGTACTCCCGCCGCTACGTTAATTTCCGAAACTGCGCCGAAAACGTAATCACATCCGTCGTCGCCGAAGTCGGATATGCCGCGCCGCCCGTAAATTCCGCGCCGCTCGATCCCGTGGTGTACCCGCGCATCTTCCAGGTATTGGCCGCGGTTCCCTGCTGCATCTGATACTGATTGGGCGTGCCGCCCTGCACCGTAAAATTCGCCTGCACCGGCCCGTACGACGGATCCGCCATGCTGGAATCGACGGTTTCTCCGCGCACTCCCATCTGTGCGATCAGCGTCGTCCAGTCCACCGCATCCCCGCCCGTCGGATAAGTGCCCGAAAGCACCACCGTGCCAAACACGTAAAGCTGTGTCCCTCCAGGATCCACATCCGTAAGCGTAAGTGTGACAGCCATGTTTTTCTCTCCTAATCTTTTGTGTCGTGCATTGGAATCGTGAAAACCGGTGAGTAGTGACTGGTGATTCGTGACTTGTGATTCGTAATTCGTGAATGGTGAATCGCGATTCGCTGCTTCCCATCTACAATTCGCAATTTCAAATCTCAAATCTCATATTTCAAATCGCAAATTTAAATTTCAAATCCCAAATTTCAAATTTGTAATTTGAGCTGTTCAGGCTTAAGTAGCATAGGCTTCAGCCTGTGGAATTTAGTCCAAGCATGAACCCAACCCTGAGAGGGTTCATTGTCAATAGGACGAAATTCAACAGGCTAAAGCCTATGCCACAAAAACCAGCAACCAGTGACTGGCCGCGATTCACGAATCACAAATTAAGAATCACGAATCACCAGTCACCGGTCACTTGTCACGCCTCACCGCCCTAGTACCCGTTCGGTCGCGCAAGCGTATCGATATAGCTGCCGCTGCGAGGAGAGTCATTCCACACCTGAAATCCGGTGTCGAAATAAAAGATGAACGAAGCGGAAACGCCGCCGCTCGCCCCATAAATCGGGAACACGGTTTGTCCGCCGACCTCAAAGAAGTCGATGTCCTTCATCACCGCGCGGCCCCAGTGAGACAGGTCCAGGAAATCCACGCGCGTCTGATCGGCGTTCACCGAAGACTTGATCGGAATGCCGGACATGGTTTTCTTTCCGGAGAAGAGCATGTCCAGATCGCTTGCGCGCCCGCCCGGCCCTTCTTTCACCACTTGCGAAACGGTGATGCCCAGATTTTCCCAGGCGTGTTCCTGCTCCACGGAAGTGTAGGCAATTAATTTTCCAAGCTGGTTGATGCCCAGCGCTTTGCGCACCTTGTTGATCGCGAGCCGTGCGTGGCCGGGAACGAGAGCCGCGTTGCCCGCATTCACGCGCGGTGTTTGCAATTGTTGTGGATAGGTGGCCCGGTTCAAATTCAACCAGGTGCCCGTGGTTGCGTTTTTCTGGTGATATTTAATTCCGTAAAGCGAAACAGGCTGCGAGCCGGTGAGCCCGTCGTGCACAATTAAATCGTTCACGGAAGTGCCGCTCGGAACGTTGTCCACGGTAATTGTCTGCGTGGCGGAAATCGGATCGGCCGCCGTCACATTCGATACAACGCTGGCTGCGACGTTGCGGTTGGTGGTCAGAGTGGGATCGTAAATCTGAATCGTTTGCCCCACATACACGAGCGCCGCGCCCGAAGGCACAGCCATCGTAAACGTGTTGCTGGTGATCGCGGTGATCGTGCCCAGCACGCCGTTGCCGGCCGTCTGAATCACTTTGTCCAAAAACGCGCGGAACTGTTTCATGCCGCTGGCGATTTCCCGCTTCACCGCATTTTCAATGGCCTTCTCGCGAGAATTGGACGCGTATTCGACGAGCTTGGTAATTTGCACGGCGAAGCGGAAGAAAATCGGAGACACTTGCGCGACGTCATACGTCGAGCCCGAGCCGAGTCCCAGATCGCCGCCATCGGCGCTGTAGCTTCCGGCCTTGCCCCCGGGAATCAGTTGCAAAGGCAGCCGCATGTTGCGCGAGCTGACTTTCTCAACGTCCCCGCGTTGCTGAATCATGCTGAGTAATACATCGTCGCGCTCGTAGAGCAGGGGCACTTTGTCGCGCACCTTCTCCAGTTGCAACGCGATTGTCTGTGCGTTGTTTTGTACGGCCATGATGGCTCCTTAGTTTTTATGAATGAATGAATAAATGAATAATTAAAACGTCTTGCTGTAGGTATAAGTGCGGAGAAAAATCGTGAACCAGTAGGACAGGCTTCAGCCTGTCTTCTTTTGACTTCTTCCAACCGAACAAAACTCAAAACCAGACAGGCTGGAGCCTGTCCTACTAAAAGCCCGCGGCACAAAAATCACATCCCCAAAATCTGCTCATCGCTCATCGACGCGTAATTCACCTCCCGCGCCGACATCGCCCGCAGCGGCATCGAGTCCGACGACCCTCCCGGCGCCGCAATATCCACGCGAGAAGCCGCCGCCGATTGCCGCGCCGCCTTGGACCGCGCCGTATTCAGCACCGAACTCGTCCACTCGCCAATCACGCGCCGCGCCACGCTAGGCACAAGTTGCTTCGCGCGCCCCGCCACCAGCGCCGCCACGCGTTGCTGCTCAGCCGAGCCAAACCGTGCCGCCCCTCCAGGCCGCGCCGGATCGCGCAACACGCTAGCCACTTGCTCGGACAGCGCTCGATCCGCCGCCAGCGCCCGGTGCACCTCGCCAAAAATATCTTCCCCAATCCGCCGCGCCGCCCCCTCGGCCACTCCCTCGGGCATCACACGCGCCAGCGTGTCGCCGATCGACCCGCGCACATCCCGCGCCACAGTCTCGTTGGTCGACCGCTCAAACGCCGCGTAAGCAGCAGGATCGAATTGCGGTGACTGGTGACCTCGTGAATCGTGATTCGTGATTTGCGATTCGTGATTCGGCGAATTTGTAGCGCCGGCATCCTGCCGGCGGTTTTGATTCTGATTTTGGTTTTGATTTTGGTTTTGACTCTGATTTTGGTTTTGGTTCTGATTCTTATTTTGGTTCTGATTCTGATTTTGGTTCTGATTCTGATTTTGACTTTGGTTTTGTAATTTCAAATTTGAAATTTGAGATTTGAAATTCCGATCTTCGGTGCCCCATCCTTCGCTATTTTCGCGAAGCGTGGGTCCGTTCAAAACTCCATCCCCGCTCGCCCCGTTAGAACTCCCCGCTTCCCTGCCTCCTGCCTCCTGCCTCGCCCCGCGCCCGTCCAGCCCCGCCATCACCCGCGCCGCCTCCGCAAACATCGACCGAAACGCCGCCGGATTCACCCGCGCCATTTCCGCCACCACTTCCGATTGCGCCCGAGCATCGCCAGAAAACAGCGCCGCATCAATCCTCTCGACCGACTGCGTAGCCTCCCGCAGCGAAACAATGTCCCTCACCCCGCCAGGCAGAAGCTCCTTAATCGCGCGAGCCTCATCCGCAACAGCCCGCGCCTCCGCGACAAATGTGCGCGCCGCATCCGGCGAGTTAAACGCCGCGCGAAACTCCTGATGCTCGTTCCACAGCGCCGTAGCCGCCGCCGCATTCCGCGGATCCGCCGCAGCAGCAGCCATCCAAGAAGGCATAGCCGCACCGGTAGGATAGGCTTCAGCCTGTCTGCCTTTGTGCCCAAGCTCCGAGTCTTCCCCCCAAGGCGCAGCGTCATCCTCGCCATCACCCGCCCCGTCATTCCGAGGCCCGCTCTTGCCCGAGGAATCTCTCTGCGCAGCGTCCCCGCCCGCAGGCTCAATCCCCAATATCTCCTCGTCCGTCAAATAAGCCGCGCCGGCAGTGCCACGCGAATCATGCGTACTGGCGTCGCCAGAGCCTTTTGTTCCAGTCGCACTTCCAGCTCCACCCGCCGCGCTCTCGACAACATCCGTCCCCGCCCAATCCATATCAATCTGCGCTTCCGTGCTCATCGTCCCGCTCCTTGCGTGACATAGACGTCATGTGGCATAGGCTTTACGTGGCATAGGCTTCAGCCTGTGGAATTTAGTCCATGCGAAATTTGTCAAACGGAGTGGGCTGCAAGGACAAAAACCCACAGGCTGAAGCCTATGCTACAAAAAGCCAATTCCGTACCCGCCCAATCCATCCCCGCTTGCGTTTCCGTCCCCATCTTTCCGCTCCGTGCACGCGGTTCGTTGCTTCAGCAGAAAATCAGAAGCTCAACACAGAGGACACAGAGAAAACCAAAAGTTTCACAGAGAAATGCAAAACCGTTTTACGAGCAGGAAGACACGTCACAAAAAAAACGGATCGCGCCGCCCCATCATCGAACTCTCCGCCCTTCTCAAGCCTTTCTCCGTGCCCTCTGTGTTAAATCTTTTCGAGTCCCATAAACAACAACTCAAGCCGCCGCAGGCGTTCCCCCAGTCGCGCCATTCTTCCCCGCGCCCTGCGCCGCATACGCCAGCCCCACGGCCCGCAAATGAGCCTCCGCATGCGCCCGCACATTCGCAAATCTCGCGGGATTTTCAATAAGCTTATTGTTGATCTGCTTGCGGAGGCTTTCCACTGGGCCCGGCCGTATGCTGCTTGCGGTCGCGTTGCCGGGCACGCGCGGCGGCTACGGTTTCCTTGCTGGGGTAAAGTTCAACAACGAACTGCCGCTTGATCCAGTCGTGTTTAAGTTTGCAAAGGTCATCATCGTCCATATAAACGGTCGGGTAGCTCGGTTGCGTGATCCGAAACTCGCCCGGTTTCATGTGCAAATAGATACGTCCGCTACTGCCAATTTCATACATGCGAAGAACTTCTCCGCCAGGCATCAATTTGTAGACGACCCACGACCGTGAATCGTCGAGAACCTCCGGCTGGAAATAGACGTTCATGGTGGCCGTTTTTCCGACTGTCTTTTGGACCCTGTAGATCGAGGTATTCTATCTGCAAATTCAGATCGTAGATCTCATCCTTAATGGCTTGAATCGTAGCTTGAATTTCGGATTCCTTGACTGGTCGTTTTTCACCTTGGGGCCCAGCCCGCAAGGCGATTCCGCAAGCGAGGATGAGCAGCAGAATGATAGCGTATCGCATTCTCATGTGATGCACTCCATGAGAGGCAAATAGGCGCTGATTTACGTGTGCCTAGTAGATCCGAATCCAAACGTTCGCGCCTTGGGGACATCGCCACCGCCGCCATCATTCCGGAAAGGACCATAGCTCTCCTTCGATCCTTTCCCTTCCGCCCAACGGGGTTTCGGTTGGCCATGCCCAAATAGAAACCTTTCGGGCCTTTAGGATTCCCTGCTCCCATCGACCGCTAGTAGTGCTTTTCTCGGTCCCTTTGCCGCGCACGCGCTGCGGCTACGGTTTCCTTGCTGGGGTTCATATCCACAACGAACTGGCGCTTGATCCAATCGTGCTTAAGTTTGCAAAGCTCATCGTCGTCCATGGACACCGTTGGGTAGCTCGGTTGCGTAGTCCGAAATTGCCCCGGTTTCAGATGCAGGTAAATTCGCCCACTACTCCCGATTTCGTACTTGCGATAGATTTCGCCGTCAGGCATCAGCCTGTAGATGACCCATGATCGCGAATCGTCAAGAACCTCCGGCTCGAAATAAACATTCAAGATATGCTTCCGTTCTACAATTTTTCCTACGTCTATGAAAGCAGTCTGCAGATTTAAGGCGTAAATCTCGTCCTCAATGGCCAGAATCACAGCCTGGATTTCGGATTCTTGAATCGGCCGCTTCGCCTGCGGTGCGGCCGCACTGCTAGGCCGGCCTGCTCCTGGTATGTTTCCCCAAGCCAGCAGCAGCAATAAAGCGATCGCACGGTGAAAACGCATGCCATAATCTCCTAGTAGGCCAAATCTACTTTGACCCCCGATCTCTAGTCGTAAACCCGAATCCGAACTTCATCCCCCTTATGGACATCGCCGTGACCAGCATAGTTCCGGAATGGGCCGTAGCTCTTCTTCGGTTCATTGCCTTGAGCCCAATCGGGTTTCTTTCGCCCGGAGTCAAGATAAAAATGCTGTGGACCTGCCGGGTTGCCCGAGGCTTTGCCGGCAGCGGCGTGTGAATCATCGTAAGCCCGCATCGCGGGAGGATACGCCTTCACGGCACCCGCTTCAGATTTCGTAAGTTGCCCGGGAGCCGTCCCTCGGCCGACCGCTGTGCCCCTTGCGTCGCGGTTTTTGATCACTCCAGCCAACCCTGCTCGCGCATCGCTCAAGTCTTGAGCGTTACCTGCTCCCGAGGGAGCGGTCGGCCTTAGACCCGAAGTTTCGTTATACACGCTGTTTCCAACCGTTGAGTTGTCGGCGGGCGGCCTCGACTCGTGGGAACTCGACCGACTCCTCTGCGGCTCAGCTTTTTTACCTGCACTCACTTGCCTAAGCGCGATATTATCAGAATCGCTATATGTATGGTTATAAGTATGCTGCAAATCCGCGTGTGGCGCAAATCCTAGAAAACGGTCCAGCCAAGATGGCTGCGGTATCCCGTTCACGCGGACGGATTCTTCATCGGCAGCGCGTGCTCGCTCCAGAGCCGCGCCGTATTGCGGATTCATGTAGTATCCGCCATTGATGGTTGGCATGGAAATGGACCTCCGATGATCCAAGTGTGGATTGGTGCTGTTCTTAGTCCTTGCGTACTTGGGTCTGATTCGGCTGAGACTGTTGAGCGGAGTACGCCAGCCCCACGGCGCGCAAATGCGCTTCCGCATGCGCCCGCACATTGGCAAAGCCCGCCGGATTCTCGATGCGCGCAATTTGTCCCGCATCCGAATTCGCCCACCGCCTGCACTCCTCCAGCTCCACCACATGATTGTCAAACATCAAATCCACCGGAACGGATGGCGTAACCACCGTCGCTCCCCTTGATCTGTCATTCCGAGGGCTGTCTTCGCCCGAGGAATCTCTCTGTGGTTCTTCGCCATTAGCAACACTTGTCGAAGAGAGATTCCTCGCTTCGCTCGGAATGACAGACTGGGAGGTTGGTTCGACATGCGAAAGAACCGGTGCTCCGGCCATCAGCAAATCGATCTCGCGCAATTGCTTGTTCCGTGAATCTTCTCCTGGAACGACCAACTCGGAGAGCCCCAGCACGCCCTTCACGAATCCCACGTTCGCCGGATCGGCCAGCGCCTGCTGAATCAGCGGATCGGACGACGCCATCAACTGCTGCACCACCGAGCGCTGCTGCGATTTCAAGCGCGGAAAAGTTTCGTCGCTTTCAGGATGCGCCTGAATGTTGCCCTTCAGATCCGCGAGGCGAATCCACCGCGATTGAAACTCGCCGCCCGGCCCAAGCACCGGAATCTCCGCGTCCTCGGGACGATTTTTCCTGAAGCAATCGACCGACAGCAGCATCACATCGGAATAAAAAGTTTTCAGCCGCCGCCACACAAGTCCCAAACGCCCGAGCGCCTGGTCGCGCGCCATCGCATAACCGGAAGCCGTTTTCTGCGATTCCATTTCGCCGCCAAACACAGCGGGAAACAGTCCCGTCAAAAATTGCGACACCGGCCCCATCAATTCCTGCTGATGCCGCACCAGATCGGGAGGCACCTGCGCCGGAGCAGGCTGAAAAAATCCCGCCGCCAGCGGTTGCCCGGGACGCGACCTCGCCGGATAATGCGCGGCAGGCTCGGCCGTCTGATTCGCCAGCGCATCGAAATCCAAAACTTGCGGATCGGCGTAAATCGGCGGAATGCCGTACTCGTAGGTCTCCGCCTGAATGTTGGAAAGCGTGTTGTAGCGCTCCTGAATCTGCACGAGCGAGTCGCCCACGCTCGGCCGATTTTGTCCGTCGCCAGGCAACGCGTGCATCACGCGCCAGCGATCGTCCATCGACTCGTTGCGCGATTCGCAATACGTGTCGCCCGCAAACGCCGCGTAGCATCCGTCGGGAAACAGCGCCAGCAGCGCGTCGCGCACATCTTTATCTTCGATCGAGTAAAACGCCCACGGCCGTATCCACGTCCGCGCAAACGTAATTAAATTAAACAGCGCGTCTCCCGGATGCGTCGTAGGCAATCCCTGCGACACAGCCACGCGCGTCGACCGCGCATAAATTTCGTCCGCCGATTGCGGCCCGCCCATCTGAATTTTGTCCGCCGCCAGCGGATAGCTCGCCTTGAGCTTCGCGCGATGCACTTCCATCGACCACTGCAAGTACGGATACTCGTGCATCTCGTTCGCCCAAACCGGCGTATTCAGCTCGAGCCCGCCCACCACGGAAATCACTTCCTGCCCATTCGCCACGCGCCGCACATCGGTAATCACCGGCACAGCAACTTTAGCCGCAGGTTTAAAGTGCTCCGGCCCCAGCGCCCCACCGCAATTGCGGCAAATCACAGGCGGCAGCAAGCGCGCGGTGACCGGTGACTGGTGACTAGTGACTGGTGAAGAGCCGCCACGAGCGTTCGTGATTCGTGATTTGTAATTTGTGAATCGTAATTCGCGCCTGGCGCCATCTGCCCAATTTCCGGCGACTCGGGCTCCTGGTTTTTAAATTTCAAATTTGAGATTTGAGATTTGAGATTCTCTGCGCGGGTGCCCCATCCTTCGCCGTTCCTGCGAAGGGTGGGATTCGTCCCCAGCCCATCCGGGTCATCCGCATCTCCTGCCTCCGTGCCTCCGACGCCCTGCTCCGCACCGCACTCCGGGCACACGTACGCGTCATCGCCCAGCGCCACATAATGTTCCTCAATCACCGGCTCATCATGCGAACCGAACCGTTGCGCGTCCGCCACGTACCGCACGTACCCGCCTATTTTTCCGTCCGTCCACAAATAAAACGCCACGCCCGTCAACAAATTCTGCACGCGATTATTTTGCTCGACGAGATCGCACACCTGCGAAGCCGCGCGCGCCGCCGTAATATCCCCAATCGACTGCGCCGACTGCGGATAAAATCGCGTCGCCGGAACGTCCTGGCTCAAAATGGAAATAAAGGAAAGCCCAAACGCCTGATAAATATTGGTCACAAACTGATAGCGCGGCATCTCCGCCGCGGCGCTGTCATCGTATAGTTTCGATTCGTACGGCAGATTCCAGGTCATCTCCTTCGGATTCCACCACGCATACTGCAACCCCTGCCAAAAAAGCCGCGCCTGCCGTATGCGCCGAATCTCATGCCGCCGCGCAACCATTCCCTCTTCGCGATACTCCACCACCAGTTCGCGCAGCGCGTTCACCAGGTCCGGCCGCAACTCCTCGAGCCGCTCGTTGTTCGCCCCCAGCGCCACCTTGGCGATCGCCTCTTGCGCGCTTGCCGCTGCCCGCTTCCCATCGATCCCCAACGGAACTTTCCCGCCAAGAGCGCCACTCCCCGCAGCTCCACCGACCGACGCGAGCGAATTTTGCGAAGCACCCACGGTTAGCGAAGTGTGCGACCCATCCAGCGGCGCTACAGTCCCATCATTCGCCGGATCTGTCTCACCATTCAATATCGCCATATCGTTTGATTCATTCAT